GGCGGTAACTGGGGCGGTGGTGGTGGACACGGAGCCGACGAATAACCGCAAATTATTTTATCTGCCAGTCGCCCATAACTAAATACATTTACAGGGGATTGGCAGATATGAAATACAAAAAAGATTACTATGGTTATGTATATGAATGGATAAATTCCACTAATAATATGAAATATATCGGATCGCATTACGGAGCAGTCGATGATTATTATAAAGGATCCGGCAAAGATTTTATGGTAGCATATAAAAATAACCCACAACACTTTACTATGAGAGTATTAGAATATGTTTCTGAAAACAATAAAAAATTAGTATTAGAAACAGAAAAAAAATGGCTTGATACAGTAGTAAATATTAAAGATGATCCAACATATTATAATCTCAATAATGATGCGACAGGCGGATTTGGGTATTTAGATGAATCTCATATCGTTAAACGAGCAGAAACATTAAAGAAGAAACACGCTATCCACGGATTAAGTACCGAAGAAATACAATCATATAAGCAAAAAATACAAACCAGACTCGATAGAATAGCAACTACTGGGTTTACCGATAAAGAAAAAGAACAACATGCAAAATACGGAATTAAATTACAAGTCACCTTACCCTCAGGAGAAGTACGAATATATAATTCCATCGGGGCTGCCGAACGTGAGTTAAAACTTAACATTAAGTATGGATTAAAAATATGTGCCAAAAAACTTGACTTCAAAGGGTACATTCTAGTAAAATTAAATGAACCACTAATCGATTGTAGGAAAAAATGAATTTATTCAAAAAAGCTGCGGTATTTACAGATTTACATCTAGGACTAAAGTCAAATAGTACACAACATAATGAAGATTGCCTTGCGTACATTAAATGGTTTATTAGTAATGCAAAAAAAGAAGGGTGCGATGTTTGCTTTTTTCTTGGAGACTATCATAATAATCGAGCGGCAATTAATGTAGTCACGTTAAACTATAGCCTAACAGCGTTAGAGTTGTTGGGCAAAGCGTTTGACCGTGTTATCTTTATTCCGGGCAATCATGATTTATATTATCGTGACAAGCGTGATATACAATCTGCACAATGGGCAAAGCATATTCCAAACATTGAGATTATTAATGATTTCTATCAAGAGGGTGATGTAAGCATTGTTCCGTGGCTAGTAGGAGATGATCATAAAAAGATACAAAAGATCAATGCAAAGTATATGTTCGGGCACTTTGAGTTACCGGGCTATTATATGAATGCAATGGTGCAAATGCCAGAGCACGGTGAGATTAGACGTGAGGATTTTGGGCATATTGATCATGTGTACAGTGGGCATTTTCATAAACGTCAAACAGGTAAGAATATTACATATATTGGCAATGCGTTTCCACATAATTATGCAGATGCAGGTGATGATGAACGTGGTATGATGATACTTAACTGGGGAGAAGAGCCAACGTTTCATGCATGGCCTGATCAACCCAAGTATCGTGTATACACACTAAGCGACATTTTGCAAACTCCAGATACGTTGTTACAAAAAGGTATGCACTGTCGAGTAAACATCGACGTGGATATTTCATATGAAGAAGCAACATTTATTAAAGAAACTTTTGTAGGTACATATAATTTGCGTGAGCTTACATTAATTCCAGTAAAGCACACTGATATCGGCACAGATATTATGCTAGGCAATATTCAATTCGAAAGTATTGATACAATCGTGACAAGTCAACTAACAGCTATCAACAGTGAGCATTATAATCCAGCATTGTTATTAGACATCTATAGGAATTTATAATTGTTTAAAATAAAAAATCTTACAGTTAACAGGTAAATGTATAAATAGTTATATAGGAGTAATATATGGCTAAAAGAAGAATATTTACAGAGGACGAATTGAATTTAATCATTGATTTACAACGGTCGGTTACTGAGATATGCTTACTAGTTAGTGCATCACATCCAACAATAACTAAGATCAGAAAAGAGGTAGGTATCGTTACTATTAGAGGTAGGAGAGGTGGGTCTGTTGTTCCGTCTCAACGAAGAACTATTTACTGTGTATGCCAGAATGCGGCGTGTAAAAAAGAATTCGAATCAATAAAATCAACTCCTCGTAAATTTTGTAGCCACACGTGCCAACAACGAGCTGCAAATGTTGCTGCAAAAGGAATCGGTTCAAGAAAAATGCGTAACCCTAACACTCCTGTATATAAAAAATATGCTAGAATAGTACATGGGATGAGTCATAAGATATATTTGTCAAACATAGCTATTATTAACCCTAATGGATATGTTAGAACATTATGCGGAGTTAAAGATGGATGGCAATTAGATCATATCATTCCTATTAAGGAATGTTTTGAAAGAAATATACCCCCAGAAGAGGCAGCTAGTATTAATAATCTTAGGATGCTTCCATGGAAAGATAATTTAATGAGACAATATAAATAATGGCATTCCGTATAAAAAATCTTACCGTGAAAAATTTCATGAGTGTTGGTAATGCAACGCAAGCAGTGGACTTTGATCGCAATGATCTCACGTTAGTGCTTGGTGTCAATGTTGATTTAGGTGGTGACGACAGCGGCGCACGTAACGGCACTGGTAAAACAACTATCATCAATGCGTTAAGCTACAGTTTGTTTGGGCAAGCGTTGACTAATATTAAACGTGATAACTTAATTAATAAAACTAATGGTAAGAACATGTTAGTCACAGTTGAGTTCGAACATAACGGGCAAGATTATAAGATTGAGCGTGGACGTAAGCCAAACGTAATGAAGTTTTACGTGGGTGATGAAGAAAAAGAAATTACAGACGAATCGCAAGGTGATAGCAGAGAAACGCAAGCTGAGATTGAGCGTATGTTAAGCATGAAGCATGATATGTTTAAACACATTGTTGCTCTTAACACGTACACTGAACCGTTCCTTAGTTTAAAGTCGGGTGATCAACGTGAGATCATCGAGCAGCTACTCGGTATTACTATGCTTAGTGAAAAGGCTGAGAATTTAAAAGAGTTGACTCGTGCTACAAAGGATGCAATTCAGCAAGAAGAATACAGTATTAAGGCGATTGCAGACGCAAACGGACGCATAAAAGAACAAATTGAGAGCTTAATTCGTCGACAAAATATGTGGACTACTAAGCACACAGATGATGCAGCAAAGTTAGAAAATGCGTTAGCAGAGTTGCATAAAATTGATATTGAACAAGAACTTGCAGCACACACTGCGCTTACTGCATATAATCAACAGCGCAAAGACTTAGATGATTTGGGTAAAGCTATATTGCGTGGTGAGGCAGATATTGCTCGCGAACAAAAAACTATAGACAAAGTTACTAAAGAAATTGCCGATTTAGAAGCGCACACTTGCTATGCTTGCGGGCAACATTTTCATGATGATAAACATGAGTCGGTATTAGCGGCTAAACGTGTTTCACTTGAAACCGCAACAAATCAATATTTGTCAGATCAATCACAGTTGCTTGCACTTACTGGTGCTAAGGCAGAAATTGGTGCCCTTGGTGCACAACCTCGAGTATATTATGATAAAGAAGCAGATGCATTCCATCATAAAGGTTCAATTACTAGTTTAGAAACACAGTTAGCAACTAAGAGTGCGGAAGTTGACCCATATGCTGAACAGATTGAAGAAATGACGCATACTGCTATGGCAGAAACTGATTTTACTACAATGAATGAGCTCGTTAAGTTAAAGGAACATCAAGACTTCTTGTTAAAACTATTAACTAACAAAGATAGCTTTATCCGTAAGCGTATTATTGATCAGAACTTGTCGCATCTAAACGCAAGATTAAGTCAATACTTAGATCGCATCGGATTGCCACACACAGTAACGTTCTTAAATGATTTAAGCGTTGAAATTACAGAGCTTGGGCGCGAGTTAGACTTTGATAATTTATCACGTGGTGAACGTAATCGCTTGATCTTAAGTTTAAGCTGGGCGTTCCGTGATGTGTGGGAGAGTTTATACAATCCGATTAACTTATTGTTTATTGATGAGCTTATTGATAGTGGCATGGACAGTAGCGGAGTTGAAAGTTCACTAGGCATACTTAAAAAGATGTCGCGTGAACATGAGAAAAGTATTTGGCTTGTTTCGCACAAAGACGAACTTGCGGGTCGTGTAAACAATATCATGACTGTAACAAAAGAGAATGGGTTTACTACATACAGCACCGACGTTGAAGTAATTTAATTTTACCATCCACTACAGGGTGGTTAAATACATATAACAACAAGGAGAAGTAAACATGGCAATTCATGATGATATTTTAGCAGCAGTAGAATTATACGTTTCAGAATCAGAAAAATTTGAAGTTAAAGGTGTTAAAGCTGCAGCGGCACGTGCTCGCGGTGCATTAGGCGATTTAGGTAAGTTAACTAAAGCTCGTCGTGCAGAAATTCAAACCAAAAAGAACGAACTGTCCGCTAAGTAATAACGGAAAATGCTGACATTTTGAATAAATAGTAGTGTAGTTCGCGGGTGTAGGAACCCCAACTACTCTAACATTGTAAAGGAATGTCAGCATGAATATTTATTACGTATACCAGTACCTTAGAGAAAAGGATTCGTCTACTGCTCTAGCAGGTACACCATACTATATAGGAAAAGGTAAGAACAACCGAGCATATATAGGACACAATAATAGAATACCTTCAAATAAAGAATATATTCAAATTATTAAAGATAATTTAACTGAACAAGAAGCAATGGACCTTGAAATTATGCTAATTAAAAAATATGGTCGTAAAGATTTAGTAACAGGTATTTTAATAAATCTTTCAAACGGCGGCGAAGGAGCAAGCGGATCTGTTCGTTCGCAAGAGCACAAGACACGTATATCTCAAGCACAAACAGGAAAAATTGTTTCAGATTCAACAAGAGAAAAATTAAGTAAGGCATTATCAGGTAAAAAACGATCAGATATTGCTAAGTTTAATATTAGCAAAGCACACATAGGTCAAGTTCCTTGGAATAAAAACATACAAATGACAGAAGAGTGGAAGGCAAAACGCCCTTGGCATAGTTGTGATATTTGTGGTATTCAATCCCAAAACCTTACTAATATTAAAAGATTTCACAATAGCAATTGTAAAAATAAATAGCATTATGGCATATGATAATCCCTGGATCTATAATGGTACAACTTTTGATTCAGGGGATATCGGTGAATACTACGGCTTCATTTATAGAATAACTAATATCACTAACGGACACGATTATGTGGGCCGCAAATATTTTAAAACTATTAAAAAAAGACCACCACTAAAAGGTAAGAAGAACAAACGTTTAGAAACAATTGAAACTGATTGGAAAGACTATTGGGGTTCATCAAATCGTTTAGTAGCAGATATACTAGCACTAGGTAAAGAACAGTTTACCCGTGAAATTATACATTTATGTAAAAGTCGCGGTGAAACTAACTATATGGAAGCGCATTATCAATTTAAAGAAGAAGTACTGTTAAGGGAAGATAACTATAATGGTATTATACAACTTAAACTAGGTAAAAACTCCGTTAAAGATGTAAAAATTAATAAATCAGTTGACCAACGACACTAAACGTAATACAATAAACACATAACTCACACAGACACCAAGTCGCTCTCATAGAAACAAATTCCAACTCCGTAATAAAGTAGTAAATGTTTTAACCGCAGGTGGAACAAGTGATAAATAACTGTATGAACTATACCGAATTAATCACCGAAGAAATACGTAGTAAATTTAAACCCACTTGGCTTTATATTAAGCAACACAATGATACAGGATTACAGTATTTTGGTAAGACTATTGTAGCAGATCCATTTAAATATAAAGGATCAGGCACTAGATGGTTATATCATTTAAACTTACATCATAATAATGTAACCACAGTCTGGTGTAAGTTATTCACAGATGTTGATCAATTAGTAGCATACGCTATTGATTTTTCGCTTAATAATAATATTGTAGAATCAGATAAGTGGGCAAATTTAATTATTGAAAATGGGTTAGATGGAGGAACAACACCATCCGACTGTACTAAAGAAAAAATGAGATTAGCGAATACTGGTAGAAAATATTCAGAAGAAACAAAACAAAAAATTAGAGCCACAAAGGCAAATTATGTAATAACAGAAGAGACTAGAAAAAAAATGTCACTTGCCCAAAAAGGCAGAATAGTTTCAGAAGAAACAAAACAAAAATTAAAAAGAACTAATACCGGCAAAAAACACCACATTAGTTCAATCGAAAAGATGAAGGTTAGTAGAAGTGAAGTTGTTTATAAATCGGTTGTTTGCCCGCATTGTGGTAAAGAAGGCGCAATAAACAATATGCCTAGATATCATTTTGATAAATGTAAGGCTAAGAAATAAAACAGACACTGATGAGGATTTTATATCCTTGCTGTATGAGGAGATTTCGGTCGCGTAATGGCCCCGAATGGAACCGTTAGACTAGACTAACGACGCAGCGTCAAACAAACCGTATTGCGCTATAAAAAGCGAATAACAATATAAAATTAGGCTTAAAAGCCGAATGAATTGGGCACTGTGAAAAAGATACAACCCATAAGCATACTATAGTTGGCTAACTACGGCTATGGGT